GATAGATGGTACTTATTTAGTGAGTGACTTAACCGGCAGTGTGGCAAATAACCTTCCGATAGTTGACCAGGATGCAGGACAGACACTAGCAACAGCTTTACCGTTTGCATGGTTTATTAAGCAGTCCTATATCACTGCGATAGACGCTATTGATATGGGTCTTAATTACGGTGATCTGACTTTCACTACAATAGGCGAGCCTTTAAAAGAGACCTACCTAGAGGACTATCAGGACATGCTTAATAGCATGAAATACTTTCTAGGATCGTTTAATCTTGATCAGGTGGACATCTCAGAGCTAGACTTCTCAGTACCGATTTATCTAGGTGGTGAAATAAAAGCCTATTTTTACCTTAATAAAGTTGAGAACTATGACGGCAGAGGGCTTACCAAGGTTGAACTAATCAAGATAGCGTAATGGCAGACGAGACAAAGACTGTAATAATTGACATTGAGGTCGAGACTAAAGACTTTGCCCAGGAGATAGGCAAGGTCAATGAGAAGATACGCGATAACCGTGAGGAGATCAAGGAGCTTTCAAAGGATTATGATCTGAATATCAAGGAGATTGCCGAGCTTGAATTAGCCAACAAAGACCTATCTAAATCAAAGCAGGATTTAACCAAGCAGAGTAAGCTAGAATCAAATTCACTAAATGCTTTAAGAGCTGAACTAGCCAAACAGGTCAAAGAGCGCAATACTTTAAATACCTCCTCAAAAGAGGGTGCAGCTAGGTTCCTACAATTACAGAAGTCTATCAAAGGTCTCAATGATGAGATTAGCGGATTCGAGCAAGCGGGTGGAGACTTCCGAAGGAATGTCGGTAATTACCCACAGCTACTAAAAGAGGCAGCAGGGCAAACTAAAATCTTTGGCATATCCCTAAATCAAGGAGCAGAAGCGTTCTCAAATATTGCATCAGCGGCAGGGGGATCTACTAAGTCGGTTGGCCTAGCTAGCAAGGCCATGAGGGTCTTTAAGATTGCGCTTGCATCTACAGGCATAGGTGCTCTAGTAGTCGCATTAGGATCAATGGTAACCTACCTACAGAGAACGCAGGAAGGACAAGAGAAGCTGAACAAAGTGCTCGCACAAGCGGGTGCAGTAGTTGATGTAATCCTTGACCGTATTGCAATGCTCGGCAAAGCTATTTCTTTGGTCTTTGAGGGTGAGTTCACCAAAGCAGCAGAGACAGCAAAGGCAGCCTTTCAAGGTGTAGCCGCTGAGATAGAGGAAGAAATTGAGTTAGCCGGTAAGCTGTCTGATGGTCTAGCTGATATTGAAAAAAGAGAGGCGGCAGTAGTTGTTAAGAACGCTGAACGGCTCAGGGATATAAAAGAGCTTAATAAGATAGCGGAGGACACAAGCAGAAGCGCAGAGGAAAGACTAGCAGCAGCAGGCAAGGCAATTGAATTAGAGCAGTTAAGAGTTGATAGCTTACTAGCAATCCAAAGAGATAAGACAGCACTACTTGCACTAGAGTATGACAGAACAGAGTCAACAACTGCTGACCTGCTGGAGTTAAACCAAGAGCGGGCGAGGGTCTTTGAATTAGAGACAGCTTCACTTGAGGCACAGACCACGTTGCAGAATAAGTATAATATCCTACTTGAGCAGACTAGGAAGGCACAGACTGATATAAACGCAGCAGAGCAGGCTTCAATCCCAGAGCTAGAAGGTATTACAGCAAAGAAAATTGCTATAGGTGAGGAGTTTAATATAGCCAAGGTTAAGACATCAAAGGCAGCAGCAGAGCAGGAAACAGTAAATGCGGAGGCAGCAGCTACAGCCATTACAGGTATTACAGGTACTCTAATTAAAAATGAGAAGGCTAACGCATTAACGCAGATACTAACCTCCTCAGCAGTGGCTATTGCTGGAGCAGTAAAGGCAGCTCAAGTGCTTCCATTTCCTGCTAATATTGCAGCCGTAATTTCAGGCATTGCATCAGTATCAGCTGGAATAGGCCAAGCAAAAGCACAACTAAGCCAGGCAGGCGGTCCTAGTAGTGGAGGTAGCGGAGGCGGTTCGGTAGCAAGCCTACCAACACTAGCAGCAGGAGTGACAGACCTACGTGCAGGCAATCCTTTAGTCTCGCAATTCTCACAGCCTGCCTTAGATCAATCGGCTCAGGCCAGTGCTACAGCTAGAGCAATACAAGGGCTACCTAGTCCTACCGTATCGGTAGTAGATATAAACATAGCCCAGAGTTCACGAACGGTTAAACTAGCAGAAAGCACCCTCGGATGAAAAACATTATAAAAGATATTGCGCTTCATTGCCCTGAGTGCCACTGCTCGACTGAACGAACCATTGAGTATTTAATAGCTCAGGGTGATATATCCTACATATCAGAGCACTATCGCGAAGTGTGGTTCTTCTACCTTGAAGCACTCAAGACCCTCAAGAATAAAAAGCAGGCAAGGCTCACCACTTTAGAGCTAATGGATGTCAAACCAGACAAGTTTAAGTATATCCAAAAGTGGGCAAAGAGGGTAAGCCATTCTACCTAAATTATAATCTACCTCCTGATGGTTCTAAATTACATGAATGGAACCATTGCATTTATTCATTTATGGCGAGATCGGGGGAGGTGCTCCGAGTGTTGATGAAATTCAGAAAGAGTTAACAGCATCAAAAGCCACTGATGTAATAGTCCACATATCTAGCCCAGGCGGTGGAGTCTTTGAAGGTTGGACAATCGGAAACATCCTAAAAAATTCAGGCAAGAATACCACAGCAAAGATTGAGGGGTTTTGTGCTTCAATAGCAACTTATATCGCATTGATGTGCAACAGGGTAGAGATGGCTGAGACAGGACGCTTCCTGATACATAACCCGTCATTGGGAATGCAAGGAGAGGAAGGAGACTTTGAAAAGGCTGCGCAGCAATTAGTGACCATCAAAGATGACCTTATCCGTGCCTACCGTTCTAAGACGGGAATCAGTCCAGAGGTAATCTCTGAGATGATGGACAAAGAAACGTCTATGACCGCAGAGGAGGCCGTGACAAGTGGCTTTGTTGATGGTTACATGGTCCCAATAAAAGCAATAGCAAAATTTGATATAACCAAAAATAAGATGCCAGAAACAAAAAAAGTTGATCTATCCGTACTGGAGAGGATCATTGCAAAAGCGGAGAAGATATTCGTACCGCAAATCATGAACATGAATGTAGAGCTTGAGGATGGTTCGATGATCTTCGTACAAACTGAGGATGGAGAGCTTGAAGGTAAGCCGGCATTTACAACAGACGAAGAAGGTAACGGCACAGATACACCAGCACCTGACGGTACTCACGCACTTAGGGACGGACGCTCTATCACTGTAGAAGGTGGTGTAGTTGTCAGCGTTCAAGAGGAAAGCGCAGAGGATAAGCTAACTGCTAAAGTCGCAGAGCTAGAGGAAGCATTGCAGAATATGCAAGCTGAGAAAGATACGGTTGAGGCAAAGCTATCAGAAGGAACTGAGACACTAGCCGCTATCATGACTGAGGTAACTAACCTTAAGAAGATGACCGCAGGCGATACCGCAGCACCTAAGAAGGTAGTGCATGAGCCTAAGAACAAGTTCAATGAGCCTGCGACTAAAGGCCACTCGCTCGATGGATTTGCAAAAGATTTATTTGCACAATATAAAAATAACTGATCATGCCAGATAGCGCAGTAGGAGTCAATTTTGACTATACATATAACGGAACATTAGAGACAGATGTCATATTCTGTCCAACGGTAGATACACCAGCACTTTCAGACCTAATGGTCGTTAAGACTGGAAGTAAGTATAAGATTCAAGTCGCTTTAGTTGGGTCTATCCAGAATATCATAAAAAAGTATTCTACTTGTGATAGATCGTACTCTGACGGAATTGATATCACCAATACCACAGTAGAGCTTACACAGCTTGAGCTTAACATGGAATGGTGCAAGGATGACTTTGAGCAGACACTAGCAGGCAATATCCTTAGTGAGGAAATGCTACGCACAGGCGTTGACGAGTTCAATCCAGAGGGTACAAAGATTCAGAGCATCATTGACCAATTGGTGAGTGATGCAGCAAGACGAGATACTTTTAGGATTTTCTGGTTCGGTGATTCATCTGATCCAGATACTAACTGGAATCAAATCGAAGGAGCATGGGCTAAGATGATCAGCCAGAATACTCCAGGAAATGCTTATTGCGTACGAAGAACCAGCACCACTCTAGGTACTGGTGCATTAGCATCCGGTATAGCTTTAACAGCTTTACAGGAAGCCTACACTGAGTCAGCTATCGTATTAAAGCAGATGCCTAACTCAATGAAGTATTTTGCTGTAACAGGTTCTGTATATGAGAACTTACTAGCATCTTATGAGGCAAACGTAAACGGTACTGAGCGACAGTTTACTAACCTTACTAACGGTCAGGACGGTTTGACCTATAGAGGCATCAGAGTGATTCCTTTATACGCTTGGGATCAAGCTCTTGACGAGCCAGGTAATCCACTTTACGGAGTAATGAAGCACGCTATTTTATACACTACTCCTGAGAATCATGTAGTAGGTGTAGATGTAGCCGGTGATTCGGACAAGGTATCGGGATGGTACGAGCGTAAGGATCGCAAGTATTATATCGAAGGATTCCAAAGATTAGGTTACAACTTTATTTGCTGTGATCTACAAACCATCTCATATTAATGGGATGCTTAATTACAGATGGAGTAGGCATAACCTGCGATGCACTTAGACGAGTCGGGGGCGTTAATAAAAGAGCATATCTTTTTAACACCGAAGAAAAAACCGACATAGTTGTAGATGTAAGCGGATATGTAACTGACATAAATTTTGTAGCCTATGACGGGCTATATAAGTTTATTAGTCGGAAGCAAGCCCATTCCGGAGGGTACGCTGCACAGGTGCAGAGCCCAGGTGGCAATAGGTTTTTTAACCATGATGTGATACTCAAGTTATTCCCAGAAGATCCAACAGAAGATGCAGTGCTTGAGGCGTTGTTAGTTGGAAATGTAGGAATAATATTAGAGGATAATAATCAGCAGTTCTTCCTTTATGGAAATCAGAACGGGCTTGATCAGTTGGACGGTACTCAGAACAGCGGACAAGAGCAAGCAAGTGATATAGCCTACTCCTTGACATTTCAGGGACAAGAGCCAGAGATTCCTAAGAGGATATTAATAGTTGATTAC